GCGACTGAGAGGCCTTAAAAAAGTCCCAAAATGCGGACAGGCCTCTGACCAGCCGATTTTGGCCGATTTCCTTTCCGGACGTTGCATGTGTGGTGTGCGACACGGAGATTGCTGATCTGGTCCGTGCCGCCCTTGGAGCGGGGTATGACATGCTCCACAGTAGGGCTGAGAGGGTCGGGGTATCGGAGGCTCATGTCTACTGGCTGGCCACAGATGGCACAGCGTGTGCCCCATGTGGCTGCGGCCTGCCATAGCAGGCGGCGCACTTTGACTCCACTCCATCCCATGTCTCTAGTGTACCAGCCTGGGGTGTCAAGCTGGTCTGGTACCGGATCAGGCGGTCCCGGTACCATGTTTCAACATCCTCCCTATAGGAGAACTGAGAACTGAACGCGCACTATCAGTCACTCAGTTCTCAGAACTTTCAGTAGTAAATAATGTAGAACTGGTACCAGTGGTACCGGGAAGGACTTTTCGTTGGTATTGCAACCGAAAGTCTGGTACCAACTTTTGGTACCACTTGGTACCTGGTACCACTTTTTGGTACCGCTTCCCCGCTTTAGCTTGTAGGAACTGATCGGAAAATCCTATCAGTTCTCTCAGTTCTCACCCCTCGCCGGAGGCCCCTCAAGTCGGGTGGTACCAAAAGTGGTACCGGCCTGGTACCGGTCTGAGGGGGCGAGTGTAAAGCCGATGTGTATGCGGGCATAGGGGCGGCGCGTCGCGACATGCGGTGTTGTTTCGCCTCACCTCGGCCAGAGTGTCCGGCGGTATCCTGAAGCAGGGCATCGCCTTCTCTTGACAGCGTGTGGGTCGCATGCTTATACTGTGTGCATCACGGAAGATCCTTTCGGTGGTAGGTTTGGTTGCATGAGACCCCCGGCTTGCAAGAGTCGGGGGTCTCATGTATTTTGGTATCAACCAAATCCCCTGTAGATAGGATCTGCTCATGATTATCTCTTGGTCCCCCTCAATTCGCGTCGCGAAGATGCAGCAGCGTGAGCTGAGTATCGATGCCTTCATGGCCGCGTTCGACCCGGCTACCGTCCGAGAACAGCCGGCCAAAGATGGCCCGAACTACATCGCGGGGCGCCTGCTTGACTACGACAAACCCCGCGGTAAGGTCAACATCATTGACCGCTGCGCTGTCGTCCTAGACTGCGACGACGCCGACCAGGCCGGTATCGAGGCCCTGTGCGAGGGCGTCCGAGGCCTGGGCGTCCTCTCTGTCGTGCACTCCACCTACTCGTCGACGCCCGCCGCGCCTCGTGTGCGCGTCGTCGTCCCCCTCACCGCCCCCGTGGTGCCCGGCGATTACGTGAGCCTGTGCCGGGCGCTCATGGCCCACCTCAGCATGGTCACGTGGGATGAGTCCTGCGCGCAGGCTGAGCGCGCCATGTACATGCCCGCCAAGCCCGCGGGCGGCGACTACTGGGCTATCCGGACGGACGGGCCGCTCATGGACGGCCTCGAATGGCTGAAAACGCACGCACCCGCGGTGAAGAGCCGCAAGAGCAAGGGCAATGTCGCCAAGCGGGACCGCCGCCGCCGCCCCAAGGATGACGCGGGGATTCAGGGGGCGTTCAACCGCGTCTACTCAATCGAGGACGCTATTGAGACCTACGATCTCCCCTACGAGCCATGCCGAGACGGCCGATGGACGCTATACGGCTCCCACACGGAGGGCGGCCTGCGACTGGTCGAGGATCGTGAAGATCTGTGCATTTCTGAGCATGCAAATTCCGACCCGGCGCATTTCGTCGACGGAAACGGTTCAATCCGCGCCCTGAGCGCGTTCGAGCTGTGCGCCGTGCACCTGTACGGTAAGAGCGATGATACGAGCGTCCCGCCGCGTGAGCGTGCGTCCATGCAGGCCATGGCCCGCCGCGCAGCCGAGGATGAGGCCGTACGAGCCGAGCTGAAGCAGGCCGTGGGCGGCTCTGGTGAGGCCGGTGACGTGGTGTGGCTGGCCGACGCCGTAGACGACGTGGATGCACAGGCGCAGCGGGCCGCCGACGCCCTGCAGGATCACCTCGCGTATGCCGAGGGCCTGGGCTGGCTCACCTACGCGCCGGATCGCGGGATCTGGGAGCGAGCGAGCGAGTCGGCTGGCCTGAATCGCATCGCTACCGTCGTGCGCGGCTGGTACCGTGGCGCGATGCTGACCGGCAATGAGGGACTAATCAAGGGCGTGAGCAAACTGAGGACAGCCCGCAGTCTACGGGCTATCCTCACGCATATCGAGGCGTACGTGTCCGTCCCTGCGTCGGGATTTGACGCAGATCCGGCGCTGGTGTGCACGCCGACCGGCGTCGTAGATCTGCGCACCGGAGAGCTGCGACCTCACGGGCCTCACTACCGGATGATGCAGTGTACGGCGGCCCCCTACGTGCCCGGCGCGACACACGAGGCATGGACCAGGGCCCTGCAGGCCCTGGACGCGCCGGAGCGCGCTTGGCTGCAGCGGTGGATCGGCTGCGGTCTCACCGGCTACCAGCCGGACGATAACGGCGCGGCGACGCCGATCCTCACCGGCGGCGGTTCCAATGGCAAATCCGTGATCATGACTGGCGTGGCCCGCGCTTTCGGCGGATACGCTCACATGGGCGCTCACGCCCTACTGACGCCGGACGGCGGCAAGGATCTGCTGCGCGCCGCCGCCAGCCTGCGCGGCGTGCGCCTCTGCTACGTGGAAGAGCTGCCCGACGGAGTACTCAACGGCAACGCGGTCAAACAGCTGAGCGCGACGCCGACTGTCAAGGGCGAATTTAAGTTTAGGGATGAATTTGAGTTCACGGCCACGCACTCACTCATGGTGAGCGCAAACGTCATGCCTCGCCTAGATGAAGGCACGGACGCAGTGGTGCGCCGCCTCGCCGTTTTGCCCTTCCACTACCGCTACGTGCCGACCCCGACACGCCGGGGTGACAAGCTAGCAGACGTGGGCCTTTTGCGGGCGCTAGAGACCCGTGAAGCGCAGGCCGCGATTCTCGCGTGGGCGGTCGACGGCGCGCGCGCGTACTTCGCTGCTGGCCAGCACGTCCTGCCCGCGTCCGAGGGTATGCAGGCCGCAAAAGACTCGTGGCTGGGCAATATTGATACGTTGGCTGGCTTCTTTACAGATATGCTGGTCGCCGACGAAGAGGCAATGATCCCGTGGGCTCATCTGTACGCGGCGTTCGCCGACTGGCAGCGTGAAAACGGCGGGAAAGCCTGGAATAAGGCCACTTTCAAGAATCGCGTAGCCTCGCACCGCCTCTTCGCTGACATGACGGACGGCAAACTGCGCACCACGGGTATGAGTCTTTACAGTGACGGTATCGGGGGCGGCCCGGCGACGCCGACCGGGGGCCGCGTGGCTGGCCTGCGCGGCGTGCGCTTCCGCCGCCCGTCTGACGACGTAGAGCCGGTAGAGGCCCCTGAGGTCGCTGATGGTGCGCTGATCGCCGTCGAGGACGTTGCCGAGGTGACGCCCCATGTCGCGCCGGAGCGCGACGAGGTCGAGCGACGCGAGACCGTGGCTGCGATTGACGCCCTGGTGCGTGAGCTGTACGGGATGCCTGGTGGCCGTGATGAGGTCGATCGCCTAGTGGCTGAGACCGGGTGTAGTGGGCCGACCGCGCCGTTGGGAGTGCTGCGAGCGTTCAGGATGAGGCTGCACGGGTCGCGCAATCTGCTGCGCGGGCGTCGGTGAGCATCCTTTGTGATGCGCATCTCTTCAATACCCCTTGCATGAACAGTATGGGGGTGTGTACTATTGAGTCATCGGCAAGGGAGAAAGGCTCCCGCCGACAACCGAAAGGAAACCGACATGCTGACCAACATCTCCGATGTCTACACCGAAATCCGCGCCGCACTTGGCGAGTTCGCCGGCGACTTCAACATCGAGGCCATCGCCGATCAGGCCTACACCTTCAACCCGGCGACGCAGGCCTTCGAGGCCGCCTCGGAAGCCGAGTTCTGGGCCGCGGTTGAGGCCAACGAGCGCTGACCAACCAACACCCCGGGGGCGCAAGCCCCGGGGGCCGCACGAAAGGAACAGTGAAATGCACATTATCAGCGATAAGGTCCGCCAGCTCATGAACTACGAAGGCGATATTGAACCGGGCTTTAGCGTCGGAGCGGGGCTGCGTCTCGTGCTTGACAGTTCTGGCACCGGCTACATGCTCACCCGCTGGGACGGCACGATTGTCCTCGCTTGGCCCGGTCGGACAGGCATGATCAGCGTGACCACCGCCGACCTGAAGCAGCCGGAAAAGGTCGCAATCACGCGCGTTGTGCGGGGTATCCGCCAGTATCGCACGCCTGATTGGCCGCTGTGGCACGCTATGCGGAAGCGTAGCAGGGGGGCCTTTACGCTTTTGCCGACCGCTGATTTCGTCTGATCCACCGAACGCGGCCCCGTCATCGGGGCGGGGCCGCCACACCACTACATCACAGAAAAGGATATGTGAAATGACTAATACTTACCTCGGTACCGCAGGCTTCGCGGCCCTCGCAGGCCTGTCGCACAATACCGTCATGGCCTACCGATCGCGCGGCGTACTCCCCACACCCGACGCTATCGTGCAGGAGGGCGGCGTTGATACGTGGGGCTGGTCCCACGAAACGATTGAGCGGTGGATGCGAGAGCGGCCACGGAAGCGCCCCGGCAAGCGCCCCTCAGTCGCGTATCTTGAAGACACTGAGACAGGCGACATCGTCATTCTTCCTGAGAAAATGGATCGCATGCCCCTAGCCGCCTGGCTCGAAGGGGCATGCGAGTCCCCCGACGAGCTGGCGCGGGAAATCCTCTCGCACAAGCGTCAGAGCGACAAGGAAATCCCGCCCCGGATCGTGATGCGCCGCGCGCCGCGCCTGGAGACAGTGCCCCCGGGCATCATGCGCCGGGACCTGCGCGAGATCGCACATGCGACGTGCGTGACCTGCGGCGGTGCCACTGCCAATCAGGTCGCGGGGGTGCTAGCAGTGGCCCGGCCTGTAGAATATAATTGCCTCATCGCGGCGCGCGCGATGGCATAAACGGAAGGCCCCCTACCAGATCGGTAGGGGGCCTCCTTGTGCGCTCAGTGTCGAGGGCAGTTGTCCAGAACGTCACGCTGGGCAGACAGGTCCTCACGGATCCTGCCCAGGTCCTCACGGAGCAGCCTGATCTCGCTCACGCGCTCATCGTGCTCACGCTCTGCACGGGCGTCGGCGCGATTCTGAGCGGCCTGGATAGCGGCTAGCCCCTCACGGACCTGCCGCGCGAGCTGGTCGACGTCATCCCGGAGGTTGCTGCCGTGGTGATTCTCCACCTGGGACCGCGCCGCCTCTGCACTCTCGTGCACGGCATCGATCCGCTGACGCAGCCGAGCGGACAGTGCCTTGAGCTGCAGGGTAATGAACCCACAAATAGCGATTCCGAGCGCGGCGAGCGCGGCCACAACCTCAGGGGTCGCCACGACGGCGACCAGGGGATGCGTCGCGTCGTACATCACTCAGTCCGCTCCTCGATCCAATCGAGGAGGCCGGTAGGCTTGAGGGCCGTGTACGCGACCTGGGCTGCGGCGATGACGCCGCCCAGCTCCCCGAGGATCCCCGAGACAGACTCAGGATAGCGGGTGAGCGCCCACACGAGGCCCGTCAGCGTCGCCGACACGGCGATCGCTACCCACCTCTTCGCGGTGGCTGACCAGCCTGCGCGGGTGACCGCTGCAATGAGGAGCGGTGCGAGAGCGCCTGCGAAGGCAAGCGAAGTGGTGGTGTCCATCACTCGCCTGCCTTGAGGGCGGCAATGATCTCGGAGACGAGGATCTGACGACGCGCAGCACAATCTGCTGCGATAGAGCCGATGTCCCCATCGTCTAGGGTTATCTCGTAAGAATTTTCAAGATTGTAAGACTTGACAAGGTCACCCCACAGCTTCGCGTCGCTGATCGGGGTCACGGCCCACGGCGTGACCGAGTAGATCGTGCCGGTTTGAGCGGAGAGGACAAAATGCATGAGGTTCTCCTCACTTGTAGTGTCGATTGGAAGTTGCGCGGATTCACCGCGCACCAGGCCCATGTAGTAGGACCAAGGGAAAGCCGGGCCGGGGTCGGTGTGATCAGATCTCTTGTAGACGCGACTGACCTGGTCATGTCCGACAAATCCGGACAGCCCCTCTGCCAGCTCCTCGTCCGTCAGATGACGGAGAGGGATGCCGAGGCTGTCGGCGATTTCGCGGGTCGCAGTGGCGGACAGACGGAGCATGGACAGCGATGCCGCGTCTCCCCACTCCTCAGGGGACTGCCGGGCGTACCCGGCATGCTCCACCTGATAGCCGTCATGATTGCAGCCCGGGGCTGCGAAAGCGACGGACGAGCTGGGCAGGCAGTACACGACGCTATCCTGGTCGACGCACATGTGCGCCGATGCTACCACCTGTCCGCTCGCGAAGTACTTCGCGACGTTTTCGGCGGTTTGGGGGCCTTCGGGGGCCTCCATGGTATGCAAGACAATGACCCTGCACGGCGTATCGCGCTGTGCGATATAGTGAGCCGGTGTGAACTCTCCCACGTGACATTTCCTCTCTAGAGCGTGGTTGCAATCCAGCGTGCGCGGTTCTCACCGCCGGACTGGCCAGATGTGTCCCCTTATACACCTCTCCGAGCCCACGAGACGTAGAGGAATCCCGAATGCCGT